TTTTGGCTTAATTTTAGAAACCGATAAAGTATCAATTAAAGATCTACCAGCTTTTGCAATTTGTGATTTTGCACCGAATAAATCGTTGAATTCTTTTTTACTTAAAATACCTTCTTTAAGCTCACCGCTAGAAGCAGTGCCACTTATCATACAACCAACTAAAAGAATTGAGCGGTCGCCTGCATCTTTTGCGGTTAATGCTGATCTGATATTAGATGTTCCTCTTGGAAATGATTGTCCCATTATTTACCTTTTTTTTGAGTTGATATAACTTGATTGATAACCTCAATGCAGTTATCAATAGCAGAATCTTTTAATCTATTTCGCCAAAATAAATCTGTTGGCACTCCATCCTCGTCGTTAATTTCAATGATGGCATCTTTTAGTAATTGACCCTGTGGAGTTTTTAAATTTTGGTTTAATTTTATTTGCATAACAAAATAATTTTTAATATAGTTATATTGTTTATTTTTGTTAATTTTTTGCAAGGCAATAAACTATGATTTTATCTAGTATTTAAATCATAATCTAAACCTTGCTCTATAAATACACCTTCGACCCTTTGTAATGGCACACCTAAATCATAATCGGTTGTATCGCCAACTTGAATAAAGCCTTGCACTACAAAATCAAATCTATGTGTATAAGTAGCAGTTATATAATCATCAGCTTCATCGCCTACATACTGGCAAGGTTGCATCTCTTCATCAGTTAAATCACTTTCAAAAATATAATTAGCTAGTGCTTTTAATATTGGTTTTAAATAACCTTTGGCATTATCGGCAATATCGCCACCAAGAATTGATGTTGTTGCTGGTATAACTATATAAATGCTAAAACTTTGTTGTGTTGAGTTCCAGTAGTCTTCATTTGTTCTTTTGGCAGTCGATGAGTCACCGACAACTGTATCATTTCTATAAGCTTGATTTTGTGCCATAACAACATAAAGCCAAGTTTGTAAAACTCCGCCAAGTCCTGCTGTATAAAACTCTTGTATTCTTTGAGGTGTTGCAGAATGTGCTATTCTAGTTGCTGTGCTTACTTTTATTGTGCCTTGTGCTGGTGATTGCATTGCACCAGTTGTTGTATAGCTAAACGAAGTATCTGTTATTTTAGTTATTTGTTTATAGCCATTATATCCGTCGTAATCGTCAAGCAATAGATAACCACCATTGACATTGGCAGGGTTGCCACTTACTTTAAATGTAAAAATTAATTTACTTGGCACACTTACAAGCTCCCAAGTTCCATTAAATCCAACCGCTCCTGAGATTTCAATGTTAATTGGCAATATTTGTGGAGCGAATAAAGACGGATCGCTTAATTTATGATCTGTCAATGCTGTTGCTGTGGCGATACCATTGGAAAAAGTTATAGTGCTTAATGCAATAGGTTCTTTTGCACCTTTAATAGTTACATAATCACCAGTTAATAAATTGTGATTTGTTGCTGTCGTACAAGTTATTGTCGAACCTGCCCTTGTCAATGATGAGGCATTAATAATACTTGAAAAATCATTTGTATATTTTGGCAAAATATCTTTTAGTCTATTAACTACCTGAACTCCTTTCATTTTTTGCCCCCTAGAACTTGTTTTAATTTAATATCAATATTTCTTTTAATCTTATCTTTATTTTTCATAACAGTTCTCTTAAATGGCTCTCTTGCTTCTATTTTTGATGTTCCCTCTTCTAAAAATTTTGCATACTCTGGTGCGTTTTCGTTTGCCCCAAACTCTAATTCTCTATTGCCCCTTACTGCAAAATCAACCGACTTTCTAAATTTACCAGTTATTACAGCTGGTGTTTCGTTTGGTGCCGAGGCTGTGTGTAGTTTAGGTTTTTTTAATTTACTGCCACCAATTCCTTTATATACCTTGTAGCCTTTACCACTTTTAGGGGCTTTCATATCTTTATTTAGATCTGCAACCAATTCTTTACCTGATATATAGAAACCTTGGCGAATTGCTTTTGTTAATTCGACTGGCATTTCGTAAAGAAATTTTAATGTTTTTTGATTTTGTGAACCTTCTTTTACTTTTATCATCTTTTATTAGCATTGATTGTTTTATCGCCTTTTTCAATACTTCTCAATCTAATAATTTTATCGTCAATATCAATATTATCGGTATTTACAATTTTATAATAAATATTTTGATACTCAATCCATAATTGTTTATCTAATGGTATTGATGAGTTGTAGCGAACATAAAAATCAGTGTTAATCCCTTTTTCAATATTAACTCCATCTATAAACTCTTTTGCTGTGTTTGTTTTTACCATCGCCCAAACTGTTGCTATTGTTGTAAAGCCAACTGTTGCCGAACTGTTAGGGGCATTGTTTGCAATAATTGCAGTAGTTAGAATTTTAATTCTTTTATCAAAATCACTAGTGCAAATCTTTTTTACATTTTTCTTTATTGATTGGCATTTCATAAAAAGAATTTTTGTGGTATAATGTAAGGGTAAAATAAAGACTTAAAAAGAGAGTTGTTTTCAATTACACAATCGCCTGAGTTTTCGTAAAGATAAGCACAAACACTTAAACAAGCTTGCTTGATAGCTTCTGGTCTGTTAGGGTAATCGGCTTTAAATGTAATTATAACTGCTTGCTTTCGTTCGTAAGTATTTGGGAATTGTTTATCTTTTTTTATATAAATATATGAGTAATACTGGTCGTCAGTAAAATAATAATCATTAGAGTTTAATGTTTGTAGTGTGTTATCTATATCGTAATATTGTATTGATGTGATTGATTTTAGTTTGCTTTTTTTCACTTCTATTCCGTTACATTGTGGGAATGTATCAAGATATAACTTAAATTCTTTTTCGACAAACTCTCTGCCAGTTATATTCTCGCCAATTTGTCTAGATACTTTGATAAATGGTGTCAAAATATTATCAAAATCAGTGCCGTCAATTCGCAAAAATGTTTTTATCTCGGCAAGTGTCAAAACTTCGGTTGTGGCATCTGTTAATAATACTATGGATTGCATATAATTTTTATTTTTCTTTCACCTGCTTCGGCAGAACTTGAAACTAAACGAATAAAATTAAAAGGGTTATCATAATTACTTTCAATTTCAATAAATTTGTTAGGTGCTACTTTGATTTCTTTTGCAGTTCCAGAGCTTGAGCCGTATAATTGATAAAAATTAGTGCCATCAAGCGAACCTTCGACAAACAATTTAACGCCAGTAAAAGCACTTGGTATTAATACACCAATTAAATGAGTTCCGCCAAGTTCATAAGCAGTGGAGGTTGTGCCACCATTTGCTATTGTTAATTCTGCAAATTCTCTTGTGTTTTGAAAATTACTGGGCATTTTATTTTATTTTTTTTGGTTTAAATCTTTCAAATATACTTCTTTTATTTTCTAAACCGTCAATAGCTTTATTTTCGTATTCGTCAATTGCTTTTTCTTCGGCGATTGGTTGTTCAACTTCTTCAATAGCTAATTCGCCCCAGCCTTCTTTTAAAAATACTTCGGCTAATTCGTCGTAAATATCGTAAATCTCATCTTGTAAATACTCAAAACATTGAGTGCCAGTTTGATTTTTTGAAGCTACGGTGGTTTTTAAAACTTTAATTTCCATATTAAACAATTTAATTAATAAAAAGAGGGGCTTTTACACCCCCCTAATTAATTTATGCAACTGGTGCAGATTTTGGATGTCCAAGAATAACAGAAATACCAGCAGTTAAGCCAGTTGTTACACCTGTTGAAACTAAAGATGGTTTTATGTATCTTTTTTTCCCAATATAAGCAAATCTTGCACGACCATGAGCAGTTGAAAGAGACGCATCAGCCTCTAGTCCAATCAAATCTTCATCGGCAACAGATCCGCTATAAGAACCTGAAACATCACTTTCTTGTAAAAGTGGGGTTACAGTTCCGTCGGTTCTTGCACCAGTCATAACTTCAACAGTTACTGATTCAAAACCTTGTGTATCAGTCTCAACACCGCCAGTTGTGGTGTTGGTTGTAATTGCTGCGATATTAAGACCATTTACAATCTTAATATCATTTTTTAGGTCTCTACTAGCCATAAAATATTCTCCTTTTTAAATTAATTATTATGCTGAAACTTTAAGCTTTCTCAAGCCTTCAGTTAAAACAACCTGTCCGCCAGTTCTTTTATAAACAATAAATCTTCTTTTGCCTATAATTGCCTGAGTGTATGGATCTTCAATCAATTCAAAATTGACATTATCTACAATGTAATAACATTTACGATAATCGCCAAGAATAATTGGGAAAGTTCCAGCTCCTACATTCGGCATATCATTAGCCAAAACATAAGGAACACCAGCGATAGTGTTTGGCATATCACGGCTACCAAGGCTAGGAACGAACAAATATTGACCGTATGTGTCTTTTAATGTTCTAATATGAGAATTAAGAGTTTTACGGTTTAACATCCAAGCTAAATTATAGCCTGTTGGGATTTCGCCTTGTATTGCATAAAGAGAATCACCAGTTAAAGCCGTTGCACTTCCTGTGTTAGTTTCGCCAACTCCGGGTGCTGACAATAAGCCCAATGGTTTATTAACACCGTTTCCGCTAACAAAAGCTGCACCTTCTAGTCTTGCCATATCTTCAGCGATATCGCTAGTAATTTCATTTCGCATATTATATACTGAATCATTTAATAATTCAAAAGAAATATCAGTATAAACCATCAATTTTTCAGCTTTGATAGTTTCCTCTCCGTAAACTGAATTAGATTGAGTTGCAGTTTGTGCTTCTCCTACCCAGCCACCAGAAACTAAACCAGTTCTTTTTTGAAACCGAACTTCTTTGGAAGTAGTGGCAATAACTCTAGCAACTGAACGAACAGGCGAAACCTCGGTAATTTTTTTAATGATTTCATTTGCATATTCGGCAGGAGCTAAATAACCGCCGTCAGTATTATCGCCTTGGCGAAGAAATTTAACCTCAGGATTGACTGACATTTTTACAGCACCTTTAATTAAAAGCTCTTCAAAAGATTTTAATTCTTGAGTTTTGGCTTGCTTTTGATCTCCACCTAAACCTCTTTTAAGGTCGGCTTCAATTGAATTAAGTCTATTTTCTAATTCTTCGGTTCTGTTAGTTTTTTCTTGAATTTCTTTGTATTTAGCTTGATTTTTTGCTTCTTGGGCATCAAGTAAAGAGTTGATTTTAGCTTCTTGCTCAGGAGATAATTTTCTAGTCTCATCTCTTAGTGCGTTTAAAGCCTCCATGTGTTTTTGTTCAAAATCTGACATATTGTTTTATTTTAAATTTTTAATGAAATTGTTTAAATCTGTGATGATTTTTTGTTTT